GCAAAGAGTGGCAAGATTATGTTAACGAAAAGTTCATAACTGGACATACCCCCACTGAAGTGCGCAACCTATTTTTGGAAGCTCACGGCACCCCTCTTGAACCAGAGGTTATTGATCGACGTATGACAAAGCGTAATCTCTACAATGAAATGTTTCTCATCAATCGAAAGAACATCCATCTAATTAAAGATGGACGTAAGACCAACGACCGCGGTCACGACCTGCGATACTGGAATACAGCATTCGCTCGCCAACACCTAGTCGAAGAAGGTGATCCTGATAAGGTTCGCCTAGTCTTCGGAGCCCCCTCCACCCTGCTTATGGCAGAGTTAATGTTCATTTGGCCCATCCAAGTAAGTTTACTTGCCCGTGGACCTGATTCCCCAATGCTATGGGGTTATGAAACAATAACTGGCGGATGGTCCCGTCTTCACACTTGGGCACATAAAGCCCTACCTAGATTTGAGTCCGTAGTGACTCTTGACTGGAGCCGTTTTGACAAGGACGCGCGCCACACGGTAATCTCGGACATACACTCACTTATAATGAGACCAATGTTTGACTTTTCCAATGGCTACCATCCTACGAAACTTTACCCAGCAACCCCAGACACTGACCCTACAAGGTTAGAGAACTTGTGGACCTGGATGACAGACGCCATCCAAACCACTCCCCTCATCCTTCCAGATGGTCAAGTCTTACGATTCACTCACTCAGGCATCTACTCTGGATACTTCCAGACGCAGATTCTAGACTCGATGTATAATTGCGTTATGATCTTTACGATCCTATCCCGTATGGGATTTGATCTTAATAGAATTGCAATTAAAGTACAAGGAGATGACTCCATCTTCTTGATGCCCCATCACTACATTTTGATCAAGGAAACCTTCCTACAATTCTTCTCCACCTATGCACAGCAATATTTTGGCTCGACAGTTAATACACGAAAGAGCGAAATTTTACCTTCACTTGAAGGAGCTGAGGTCCTAAAGTACCGAAATTACGGTACTATGCCTAGGCGCGATGAATTACAACTCTTAGCTATGCTAAGGCACCCAGAACGAACTTCTTCTCTCCCATCTTTGATGGCTAGAGCAATCGGTGTCGCGTATGCTAACTGTGGGAATTACACCCGTGTTTACCAAATTTGCGAGGATATCTATACATACCTGGCTAGAGGCGGGTTCAACCCCGACCCTTTTGGTTTACCAGGTGGCATTAGGTATCGACAGAATTATATTCCAAGTTATGTTGAAATAGACATTAGTCATTTTCCGACATACTTCGAAACTGTCCAACACCTTCAAGATCC